CAGACAGACACAGGAACTTTCCTTGCTGACTGTCTTGATTTGGTTGTAACCTTGTCAGAAAACAACGCAATAGATGCAGGCGTGGAAGAAGAGCAGGAACCGTATGCTTTGATCACACCTGGCTTTAGAGCTAATTTGATGACATTGCCACAATTCACCTCTATGGATTACATTAACCTCAAGCCTTTTGCTGGCGTGTCTAAATCACGCGCTTTCAACTGGATGGGTGTTAACTGGATCGTAGACACCGGGTTGACTGGTATTGGGACGACTTCAGCAACTTGTTATATTTACTCACGTAACGCTATAGGCCATGCTTGCGATTCTGAAAAGATGACCACTTTGGTCGGTTATGATGAGAAAAATGATAAGTCCTGGGCGCGTTGCTCTGCTTACATGGGTTCCAAGTTGCTACAAAATAGCGGCGTGGTTAAAATCACTCACAATGATCAAGTAATCATTGGCGCATAAGGAGAAGTAATAATGGCTTATTCAACTTCAAGCCCTCCCTCTTTAATATCGCAACGACTAGGATCAAATGGGGGTGCGCTTTGGTGGTATGCAAGCACTGACGCGCCTGCTGTAGTCCGGGTTACTGGGTATATTACTGATGGTGATGACCTTGGTATGAAAGTTGGGGACGTAGTTTTTGGCGTTGATACAGACGCCTCCCCAATTGCTGTACAGATGTATATCGTAACGTCTGTTGCTGCTGGAGGTGCTGCTGATCTGTCTGACGGAACAGCTATCACTGCCACTGACACAGACTAAATAAACAAATCGGGGTACTTCGGTGCCCCGGTTCATGAGAGGGGAATATGAATCCAATTAAACAACTGGGCCTAGCGGTTCACGAAATCGCAAAGTTTAACGCAGTAGTTGACGGCAATCTTACCAAAAAAGAACTCCAAGACCCTAAGTTATGGGTTCATGTGGCTAATAAAATGCCATTGGGGTGCGAAGTAAGAATCCTTGGTGATGATATGTCATTCAGGGCAATTGCAATCTGTACGTATGTTAGGGGCTCTGACATAGTTATGAATGTCGTTGAGTACGCAAAACTAGATAAAGTCGATTATGATGCCCTAGATAATCAGCATGACGGTTATGTTGTTAAACTTCGTGGGATGAAGAAGTGGTGCATTGTTAAGCAAAGCACTGGTGAGATTGTTAAAGAACTCATTCCTAACCAAGCCCAGGCATTAAAAGAATTACAAGAATACATCAAAGCTTTAGCTGCATAAGGTGAACAAATGGCTGTTGATCAACTCGGATTATATAACGATGCGCTGTTATTACTTGGTCAACGGGCATTATCAAGCCTAACAGAAGATCGAGAACCCCGGCATCGCCTTGATGATGTGTATAATCTTGAGGCGATTAACTATTGTCTTGAGCTTTCTAAGCCTACCTTTGCCAGAAAAACATCTCTTTTAACAACCTCATCAACTTCAGCAAATCATGATCTGGACAATGTTTATACGCTGCCTACTGATTATGTGACAATGATTGCGCCTTATAGTGATGCTAACCTGGATCAAGAGATTAAGAGGTTTATTCTTGAAGGCCGGACAATAGCTTGTAATTATTCATCCTTGTATTTACGTTACATATCAAATGGGTATGCACTAACTGATTGGACGCCATCATTTACCAGGGTTGTGGCTGCATACCTTGCCAGAGAGGTTGCTGAAAGGCTAAGCCCGGATAAATACGATTCAATTGATGCCAAGTTCACTGATCGTGTCAGTGTTGTTAAATCCCTTTCAGAAGAAAAGGAGCCAGGTAATCGGCCAACAAAATCAACAGTAACCCTTAGTAATCTATGGCGGAACATCTATAACGATGCATTGTTTATCCTTGGTCTTGATGAAATAACAAGCAATGATGATGATTCCAACAGACGGACCAAGTTAGATACTGCGATAAACTCTGATCTTGTTGAAAGTGTTCTTGAGGACACCGGTTGGAACTTTGGCCTTCAGTCGATCAAGAGCGATTACGATCCATCTCTTGAGCCTGAATTTGGTTATGAGCGCGTCCATGAAAAACCAATTGATATGCAGATATTGCACGGTATTTTTACAGACGGTTATATGGAATCTCCATTAAAATCTTATAAGGATGAAGGTGATTACATATTCTGCGCCTTAGACACAGTTTATATTCAATATGTTGATGATACTTTCCTGTCTATGCCAAGTGATTGGCCCGTGTACTTCAGGAAGCTTATTGCTGCAAGACTAGCCAAAGATACAGCAATGACACTGGGCGGGGATCAGAATAGAGCAGACGAAGAATACAGGGAGAGAAAATACAGCGCCATGTCAACTGATGTAATGGGCTCGCCTCCTCGGACATTAAGCCAGGGGAATTGGGTAGGCTCTCGTTATCGTGGTGGTAATCGTGGCCGTCCCGGAGATAGCTAAATGCGCCATGATGTTATCAATAAATTCAACAGGGGTGAAATAGACTCCAAAGCATTGTCTCGTGATGATGTTGAAAAAGTGCGCAATAGTTGCTCTTTACTTGAAAACTGGTTCCCTATACGCCTTGGACCTATGCAATACAGACAAGGCATGGGGTATATCGGTGCAGTAGCAGGCGAGAGCTACCAACTTCCTTTTATAGCGGCTGCTGATGATACTGCCATCATTGAGTTAAGTGATAATCTTGCTCGTGTTTGGGTTGATGATGCTTTGATCACCAGGACTACAGTTACATCAACAATAGCTAATGGTACATTTGATTCAGACGTAACAAGCTGGAGCGATGCTGACGAAGCAGGAGCCGCAAGCGTATGGGGCAATGGCGGCTACATGGACTTGTTAGGCACTGGCAACACAAGCGCAATCAGGCACCAAACAATCACGGCAGAAACAGGGGTTGAGCACGGGGTAAGGATTATTATTGCTGACGCGCCTGTCACTGTTAAGATAGGTATTTCTGGGGTTGGATCGACTGAAATTGTTGATGACGTTTTGTCGCCTGGCACCCATTCGTTAGTTTTCACACCATCGGCCAATTTTACAGTAACCCTATCAAACTCATCAACGTACACAGCAAAAGTTGACTCAGTTGTTATTGAATCATCAGGAACGATGACCATACCAACAAACGTAGCTACTGCTGACTTGCCAGACATTAGGTTCACGCAATCTGCTGACGTTATATTTTGCGCGGTTGGTAACGATCCCGTCTTTAGAATAGAGCGCAGAGGCATCAAATCATGGTCAGTTGTTGACCTGTATTATACAGATGGCCCATTTGAAAGTATCAATCAGACAGATATAACGTTGAGCCCAAGTGCTTTGGCTGGGGATGTGACGCTAACCGCATCTAAAGACTTATTTAATTCAAATCATATAGGCGGTTTATTTAAAATCGCATCCGATGGTCAGAATGTAACGGCCTCGGTTTCTGCTCAAGATAACGGAACCGGCTCAATAAAAGTATTCGGTACAAGCACAGGTAGAAATTTTACTGTTCAAATAACCGGGACTTGGGCAGGAAGGGTTACACTTCAAAGGTCTGTTGATGATTTAACCTGGGAGGACACAAGCAGTTCATGGACGGGGAATGTAACAATTTCACAGAATGACGGTATCGATAATGCCATTTACTTCTATAGGCTGCATATAAAAACTGGAGATTACACCTCTGGAACGGCAGAGCTTGATCTTATTTATGCCGCAGGGTCGATTGAAGGTATAGCAAAAATCACAAACATAACGTCTTCGACTGTTGTTAGCGCCATCGTCCTGAGAGATTTTGGTAGCATCACGGCGACAAGAAACTGGTATCAAGGATCTTGGGGAGGAGGCAAAGGCTACCCTTCTGCGGTAACAATATACGAAGGTCGATTATGGCTTGCCGGATCAGATAAGCTTTGGGGTTCTGTGTCAGACGCATACACATTGTTTGATCGAGATCTCTTAGGAAATTCAGCCTCTATTTTAAGGACGATAGGCTTTGGACCGGTTGAAACAATAAACTGGTTATCACCAAGCACACGTCTGCTAATGGGTGTTGCTACATCAGAAATATCAGTGAGATCAACGGAATTTGGAGAGCCTTTAACAGCAGATAATGCAAACCTTAAGGCGGCAAGCACAAGGGGGACGGCAGCAAGAGAGCCTTTGCAGATCGATGATGAGGTGTATTTTGTACAGAGATCAGGAACCAAAATATATGAAGCCACTTATTCATCCGAAAGAGAAGCCCACGTTGTTGATGACATAATGAAGCTGAATCAGCAAATATGCTCTGCCGGGATAAAGCGAATTGCAGTATCAAGGGAGCCTGAAACAAGAATCTGGGTAATCCTTAATGATGGTGAAGCTAGATGCTATCTTGTTGACTTTGCGGAAGAAGTAAAAGCATGGACCAGAGTAACGACAGATGGACTCATTGAAGATGTCTGCGTTTTGCCCAGCACTGGGGAAGATGATGTTTACTTTATAGTCAATCGGACAGGCGGGCGTTATTTGGAAAAGATGGCTCATTTTAATGAGGCCCAGGGCGCATCAATATCAAAGCATTCAGATTCTTTTTTGTCTCTAACGAGCCCGGGTACAGTGATACCGGTTGCCCATCTTAATGCCAAGATTGTAAATGTATGGGCTGACGGCCAGGACAGAGGTGATTTCACAGTTGCATCAAATCAAATAACAGTGCCAACGGCATGGACCAACGTTATTGTTGGCCTTCCATATGCGGCTGATTATGTTTCAAGCAAAATTAGCGGTTATATCCCTGTGAGGGTTATAAACACAAGAAAGCGTATTGTCGATACTGGGTTTGTTCTTGAGAATTATGTTCCTGGCAAGCTTATGGTAGGGCCAAGTATGGATTTATTAGAACAAATGCCAGATTATGAAGACGGGTCACAAGTTGATACCACCACAACAATAGCGGATTACGACTACCTGCCGTTCACATTTAATGGCGAAGAAGAGTCAGATCCCAGGATGTACGTGAGGGCAACCGGCCCATGCACTGTATTGTCTTTAAGTTACGGCGTGTTGCAAAGCGGCGACACAGGAGAAAATTAAATGGGCCCAGTACCTTTTCTATACGCTGCATCTACTGCAATGAGCGTTCTCGGAGACAAAGAATACAACAAAAGCTTAAAAGAAGATGCTAAGGCTGCTGCTGCTGATGCCATGTTCACTGCTGAGCAACTTGAAATAAATGCAAAGGCCGTCGAAGCTCAGGGCACCCGGTCTGCATATTTCATGCGCAAGAAAGGCGAAACCATAGCCTCAGATGCCAGGGCAAGTATGGCGGCTGGTGGTGGATCCGCAAGTGATGCAGGGGCCATTGATCGCATAGCGGATATTGATGCAGCAACGGATTACAACGTATTGGCCACTCTTTACGATAGCAGGCGACGGTCTGAAGGCATGAAAGCGCAAGCCGGGGCAAAGAGGCGTGAAGCTGCCGCAGCTCGTAAGGCCGCTAAAAAGAAAAAAAGAAGCAGCATTGGAACAGTTATAAGCGGTGCTGCATCAATATTCGGGGCATCTGAATGAAGTTACCTAATGCAGATAGAATCGAAAGGATAAACCCGTCTGGCCAGGCTCCTATAGCGCATCAGGACACAAGAACAGGTACGCCTTATAACGATAAAGCCGATATTGCTAAAGGTTTGAGCGATGTTGCTGGCGTTATTGGGAGAAAAGAAGATGCCCAAGCAAAATACCAAACCAGCAAAGCCGACTCTGAGTTCTTGGTGTTCAAGCATGGTCTTGATTCTAGTGCTAAAGATGATCAGGAATATTCAACACTATCTGACCGGTATAAAAAAAGCCTTGATGATAAAAGGGCTGAGCTTAGCGAAACAATAAAGGATACCAGATGGCGTGAAGACTTCAATAACCGAAATAGTGTACGCATTGCATCCGGACTAGAAGGTGTTGATTCAATAGCAAGAGGCAAAGAAAAGGATTTTGAGCGAGGATCAATTGCCGACAATTTAAACAATCTGAGAGATACAGGGGTTGCAGGGAACCTTATTGAAGCCTTCGATCAAGCTTCTGATATTCTCGATGCATCTGTAGAGGTTGGTTATTACGACAACCAGGAAAAAACAAAAATACTAAAACAATTGCAAAACGATATGGCTGTAGGCAAGCTGAAAATGCTTGCCCCTGATCAAAGGATTGATGCGTTAAAGCAAGACTGGGCCAAGAATCTACCACCAGATACCCATGCTGAGCTAGTAAGAAGGGCTGAAGCTGATTACCAGGAAAAGCAAGCGGTAGACATTGTTGATTCTTACGATGGCATGGAAAGGGAGGAAAGGCTTGGTAAGATTAATGATATAAAAGACAAGGACTTAAGGAAGCAGGTTGAAGAACGAAACGATAGAGAAATGCAAAGGATTGACCAGGCCAAAAACGCAAACATAAAAGATATTTACTCAAGGTCAGATTTGCTTGTCGAAGAAACAGGAACAACGGACAGCATCCCCAGGGATGATTGGAACGCCATGATTCCGTCAATGAGGCAGAATCTTAAGGGCCAGGTCGCAAATAAAACCAGACCAAGA